CTCGATGCTGTTGCCGCCGATGAAGTCGGCACGTTCCAGCGCCTCATCGAAGTTGATGCGGTACAAGCGGCGCTTGAGACGCGCAGCAACCTGCGTCACGAACTCCGACTTGCCTGTGCCGCGCTCACCTGCCAACCAGACGTTGTCGGGTAGCGGATCGTCGAGTGCGATTAGCGACTGGTGCAAGTGCGCCGGATTGAAGACGTAGTCATCGACAATCGCTGGTGCTGCACTGTCGTTCCACACTGCGACCATCAGATCACCGAAGTCCACTCCATCGTACAGGCAAGCGGTCTCACCGAAGACGTCAGCGGCGCGTTGCAGTTCGAAGGTAGGCACTGCGTTCGCTACGGTCTTCAACTGCTGCGGGGTTGCCTGTTCGCGGAACTGATCGAACAGTGCGGAGACCTGCTGCGTGATCTCGTTGGTGATACGCGCAGTGTCCGGCTTGCTGATGGCATCAACGCGAGAGACCAGCGAATCAGCGAGTGCCTTGAACTCACTGCGGTACTTGCCGAACTCGTTCGCTGCTTGCGTGTTCAGGTTGCGAACCTCTTGCAGGGCAACGCTGCTTGCGCGAACGGCGTCGAGCGCCTTGGCATTCGAATCGTTCAGCAGGTCACGCAGGTCATTGTCAACGCCGCCGGTGATTACGGTCTGCGGCTTGACGTTCAGCACGTTGTCCATGCTGACTACACCTGCTTCGATCAGCCAACGCACCTCTGCGAGGGCGGCTTTCTTGTTGTCGAGGGGAGCCTGTTTCTGCTCGATCAGGACGGTGTTGAGATGCGCCAACGATAGCAGCGCGAGTTTTTGATTGTCGTTCACGGTTAGCCTCCGATGAAAAGTTGAATTACAGGGACAAGGTGTTGCGGTCATTCGGGCAGGTAGGTAGCCCTTGGTTCGCCCAATACTGAGACAGGCGAACGGTGTAGCCACAGGCGGGGCAGCAAGCCTTGATCATTCGCGTCGATTGCTTCTTGCGTACCGCCTCGATGTTTAAACGCGCATGAGGGTAATCGCCCAGCCCCGAGAGCAGACCGGCGAAGTTCTGCTTGAACGTCTCTCCTGCGTAGGTTGACGTTGGTTTGCCTTCCAGCCAGAGGGAGCGGACGCACTGGGTGAAGCGTCTGCCGTGACCGTCACCGTCAGTGGCGGCGTGAGCCAACTCATGCACCAGCGTCGAGAACACCTGAAGCGGATCGTCAACCACAGGCGAGATCAGAATCTCGTGATGGTTGTCGTTCGATGCAGCCGGTGACCAGTGTTCACCGATGAAGCGATTGTTCGCTCTGGCACGGCTGGAGGGGAACCCGCAGGTAACCCGAATCAGATCGGGCAGCGGGTGATTGACTGAGTCAAAGATCGGGCGCAGTTCCTCGACTGCGGCATTGAGCCATTCTTCACGGTTCGTATGCATAAAGCCTCCTGAGTTACACGTTGTAGGTTGTGTGCAGCGAGACTGCGTACTCGCGGCGGGATACTCTGCGAACATCTGCGTAGGTGCTGGGGCAACCGCAGCAGTCATGCTCATGGCGGCAACTGCTACCGCTCAGTGTGTCGGCGATAGCGTTGGACAGATCGACGCCGCGCAGTGCAGAGGGAGCGACTACCCGAGTCGCGTAGGTATTGCCATCGATGCCCTCATCCGAGACGCGCCGGTATGCAAGCACCTTGGCAGTGCCGACATACTGCTCATCGTCAAGGTAGCGCCATCCATCACGGTACTTGCGGGATAGGCGTTCGTAGAGGTGGATTTGCTGGGTCATATTGCCTCCTGAGTTAGATGTTTGAACGTGCTTCAGCGTGAGTCTCACGCAGTGCCTCTGCGCGGTCTTCACGTTCCCAGCGGCGGCGTTGCGCCTCACTGGGTTGGTCAGTGATGAGGTTGACTACGTCATTGAGCAGGGAGAGCGCCATCTCAGGCGTATGCCCTGCGTTGATCAAGCGGTCACGGTAGCGGGTAGCCACGGTCACCAGCGTCTGTGCTGCGGGGATGGTGCGTTGGTGAATGTCGGGGATAGCCCGAACGTCCTCTGCGAAGCAGGACAGGATGAAGAAATCGGAATTGCGAACAGTCATACAGCCTCCTGAGTTGAACGGTTGGGAGCAGCGCAGATGCCCTGCTCGATGAGTTGCGATGCGGTACGTCCGAACCAGCCTTGCAGTCTCCAAGCGAGACCGGTATCGATGAGCAGTTGCCATGCCTCGATGACCTGCTCCTCTGACTCGGCGTCGATCCAGCCCTCTGCGATACCTACAGCGTCGAATGTGTTCATGGTGATAGCCTCCTGTGTGTGATGCGGGATTGCATCCACAAGCACACTGCGTGAATGTGCTTGAAGGGAAATCCCTTACCCATCGCTGGGGAGCGCACTCGCCTACGTTCTCACCGTAGGGTCAAAGCGGTTAGCCTTATCTCGTTCGGTTGCCTGATCCCATCCGGGGGCAGCGCCTACTAGCCTTATCTCTACCTGACTCAATTTCAAACTTTTTCTTTTTCTTCTCTTGGGGTCAGTCAGGTGACCCTTGCTCTCTCCCAGTCAGTCCCCGAGTGTGTAGGTGGGTGACTCGTCGGTAGATCGCTGCTGCGCTTCCCAGCGCATGGTTGCCATTTTTGCAACCGCTCCCACGCCTCTCGGCGCAGAACTGAAGTTTAAACGAATGCTTGTACGAACACAATACGGATGCAAGCACCGAAAACCCGCATGGATGCTGGGCTTTGGCTATTCCCCACTGAGTCGTGGGGTCATTATCTGCGGGGCAGATGCCCGAAGGGCGGCAGTCTGAGAGTGCAGAGCGACACTGAGAGCGAAGCACAGAGGGAAGAGAGAGACCGTCACAGAGGAGAGCAAGAGGAAAGCGAGAGGGAAGCGCACACTGCGAACAGGTATTGACAGATCGTGTAAACGCAGCGAAGGTTGCTTGCATGATCCATGCATGAATGACTGCATGAACGAATCAAAAACGGTGATTGAAGGGCAAAAAGATGAATCGGGAAAAACTCATTGAAATGCTGGAGCAAGACACAAGCATCGAGGGTGATGACGATGCAAGCACGACTGTCGCGGGAAGCCCTGCCGAAGGCGTACAGGCTGCTGTGGCAAAGGTAAGAGAAAAGAAGACCAAGACAGGAAAGATATACGGCGTACCAAGAGAGGAAGACAAAGCAAAACGTCTTACACCTCAGATGCAACTATTCGTTAATGCGATCCTACAGGGCAAAACAAAGATCGAAGCGTACCGTTCAGCGTACAACGTGCGAACGGAGAAAGAGAGCATCGCGATTGCTAACGCGAACAAGCTACTGAAGGATCGGAGGATCACTGCGCTACTGGGGTCTCTCGATGAGGCGCTCAAAGAAAAGGTCATCGAAGACGCAGTGAAGACTAGGCGCTTTGTGATGGAGCGTTTACACGACAGGGTAGTGAACGCCAAGACCGAGAGCGCAGAACTCAAAGCACTGGAACTGATGGGCAGAGCGGTTGCCATGTTCAGCGATAACGTGAACCAGCAGGTGAAGCACGTTGATACGAACGCACTCAAGGCAGAGTTACGCAGCCACCTCACACTGCTTGATACATTGAAGAAGCCAGAGAAGCGCAGTGCCTAAGCTAGGCACAGTGCTGGGGGTGTATGTGTGTGATGCGTATGTGTGACGCAGCGGATGCGAGTGCAGATCAGTGGCGTCAGTGATGCGTTGTTGCTGCGGGAGTGGGTATGGCTTTGTGGTTTTGCCCCTACGGCGACCCCACCGCCCCCGCACCCCCCTGAACGCGCCATGCCACCCCTCCACCCTATACGCTCTAATCCACACATCCCACCATTTCCCCTAACCAAATGCGAACAATGGGGAGCGTTAGGCAGACAGCAGAGGATGCGGGACTCCGGGGGTTTTTCTGCCTTCTACCCGGACTTGTTGAACCGTCGAATCTGGCTCCCCACCCCCTTTTGTCTTTTTCCCGGAGGATAGGTAGGAAGCTGTATAGGGAAACAGTGCTGGATAAATGTACAGGAAAAGGGGTAGGGGGTATATATTTTTGGGATAGTGACAAGAACACTTGTTCGCACTATCATGTAGCTTTTGGAGGTGCTATGACCAACACGGTAGCGTATGTGACGTACCTTGTGTACATCCTTGTATTTGAGGGTTTAGTGCTGGGTGGGACTGGGTACGCTGTGTTTGTCTTGGGGCATAGTGGCTGGTGGTGGGTGCTTGCGGTATTTGTTGGAGCGAGTGCCTACACGCCAGAGAAGTGGATTCATGGGGAGAGGAGACGCCGTGCAATTGGATGAGGGGAATAGCATGACAGTCAAGGAATTGATGGCATTGATGGTGGAGTGTGGGTTGCTGGAGGTGACCAAGCTGCACTGGACGGAGAAGGGGTTTATTCCCGAAGACACGTTCATTGAGGGCGATACCGCAGGGATCATGCAATTGGTGGAGTTGGCGTTGGACAAGCAGAGGCAGGAGATTGCTTCAGCGGTTGAGAAGATGGGGGTGATTGGGTACGGAGGCTTGGCAATGGCTCATGCCATCCGGGAGAAGAAGTGGGAAGAGTTTATTAGGCAGACGCATGAATAGGGCTGAAGAGTTGGCAGTGCTGTTGGAGGAGAACGCACGGCATGATGAGGACTTGGAGGCGGCAAGGCTGTTGCGAAAATTGTATGAGGTGTATGAGGTAGCTGCTGAGGTGGTGTACGCCAAGACGCACCCGGAGAGCAAGGCGGCTTACAGCAGAATGATTGATGTGATAACGAAATGAGAGCATTGATTTATGTGTTTTATGTGATCGTGGCGCTGGCTTCAATGGCGTTGATTGTCGAAGCGTGGGTGGAGAATCCCGATACCCGACTCCCTTTCAGGGAGCCTATCCACCGCCGTTGGTAAGGAGGAAACATGAATTGGTATGACGTAGGGATCATAATGTCGAGGATCGGCTTAATTATGATTGGGGCAGGATTAGTGGTTGGCGTTGCAATTACCGCATTGATTTTCTTTTTAAACGAATAACTGCTTGCACGAACGGTTGTTCGTGTTTAAACTGCGCCCTATCGTTTAAACCGAAAGGGGCAGCAGTGATTGAGTTGACCCAACGCCAGCTTAGAGTGCTGGAGTTTATTCAGGCATACATCAAAATGAAGGGCTTTGCCCCTTCGATGCAGGATGTGGCGACCGGCTTGGGACTGAAGTCGCGCTCCAACATCCATCGTATTGTTCGTTATCTGGAAGATAATGGACTCCTGACCACCGTGCCGCATAAGTTTCGGACGATCAAGCTCCGAGACCGTTCCGTCGAGAAGATGCTGGCACTATGAGTGACCTGTTGACTCGGGCGGAGATCAAGCAATATCTGGCATTGCTGGATGAATTGCCGGAAGGCTCTCCCGAGATCGAGAAAATCCACACCTTGCTGCAAGCAGATAAGCGTGAGCGCTGTCGGCAGAACTTCATGCCCTTCGTGCGGCAGATGTGGTCAGCCTTTATCCCCGGAAAACACCACCAAATCATGGCAGATGCCTTTGAGCGGGTGGCGCGTGGGGAACTAAAACGGCTAATTATCAATATGCCACCCCGGCATACCAAGTCAGAGTTCGCCTCCTACCTGTTTCCATCATGGTTTTTGGGGTTGTACCCCGAAAAGAAGGTGATTCAGACCGCACACACCGCTGAATTGGCGGTCGGCTTCGGTCGAAAGGTGCGAAATCTGGTCGGATCGCAGGAATATCAGGAGATTTTCCCCACCAAAATGTCGGCAGACTCCAAAGCCGCCGGTCGATGGAACACCTCCAAGGGCGGTGACTACTTCGCGATTGGTGTCGGCGGTGCAGTGACCGGTAAAGGTGCGGATATTCTGATTATTGATGACCCGCATTCAGAACAAGAGGCGATGCAAGGCAATCCTGCCGTGTATGACCGTGTGTATGAGTGGTATTCCTCGGGTCCGCGCCAGCGTCTCCAGCCGGGAGGAGCGATTGTGATCGTCATGACCCGCTGGTCTAAGCGGGACTTGACCGGTCAGATTGTGAACGCCGCCATGAAGAAGGATTTGGAGGAATGGGAGGTCATTGAACTGCCCGCGCTGCTCCCGTCCGGCAAACCCCTCTGGCAGGAATTCTGGCGACAAGAGGAATTGGAAGCCATCAAGGCAGAATTGCCCGTATCCAAGTGGGAAGCCCAGTACCAACAGAACCCCACCTCGGAAGAGGGCGCAATTATCAAGCGGGAAATGTGGCAAGTTTGGGAAAATGATCGTCCACCACAGGTAGACTACATCATCCAATCTTGGGATACGGCTTTTGAAAAAAGCAACCGCGCAGATTATTCCGCTTGCACCACATGGGGCGTCTTCTACCGCGACGTTGAAGGCTCAGAAGTCGCCAACATCATCGTCCTCGACGCCTTCAAAGAGCGCATGGAGTTCCCCGAACTCAAGCGAACCGCCTTCGACTTCTGGAAAGAATGGAATCCCGACACCCTCATTGTGGAGAAAAAGGCGGCAGGAGCGCCCCTAATCTATGAACTGAGAAAGATGGGTATCCCCATCTCGGAGTACACACCAAGCAAAGGGTCG